AATTTTGCATATAAGTTTATAATTTGAAGAATCTACAATAGTTTCTAAAAAAGGTGCTAAAATATTTGCCTGTTCCATTAATTTTTTTCTTTCATCAAGAGGCAACGACTCGAAAAAATTTGTTAATTCTGAAATCGAAATCGATCTATACGAATCTCTCATTTACATATTCATATATTTTTATGGCGGATCAAATTTCACTTGTTCTGACTCTGTACAAAAAAACAGAGTACGATGCTATCAGGAAACGTATACCATGACGACGATGCCAACCGCGGGGTGATAGAAGTCATAGTTCCGAGTTCTGACGCACCAAGACCAAACGCGCAATTTATTCTTACTATCGACATTTCGGGAAGTATGAATGCACCAGCAGTTTGTAAAGGAGAAAATGGAGAAGATTTAAATCAAGGATGGAGTAATTTAGATATCAATATACATGGTATTCTGACACTTATCGGAATGTTAAAAGAAGGAGATTATTTGTGCATGATTGTTTTTGAGTCCAATGCAAGAGTACTTATGGAATGGACAAAAATGAATGAAGACGGAAAAAATAATGCGTCAAGTATTGTAAGAAAACTTAGAACAGAAGGTATGACTAATTTGACAAGTGCTATTAATAAAACTGGAGAATTAATGTTAAAAAGTCCATTAACAGAAAATGTAGTCTCGTCATGTATAATATATACAGATGGTTCTCCTACGATAGATGTTCAAAGAACTTTCAAATACAAACAATCACTTGAAAAATATAAAATGGAAACGTATGAAAAAAAAGAGGTGACATATAGTATTTTTTCGATGGCTATCGGAAATCAATTGGATACAGAACTTTTATCAAATATTTCACATGTGTTTCATATTCCACAAACACAATTTTTGTGTGCATTTACGGTCAATTTAATGGCAATTGTTCTTGGTGTTTACTCGCAAGAAAATACAATATTTTCATCATCATTTTTAACAGTAGAGGGAAATGTAAATTTAAAAAAGAATGAGTATGTTGATTGTACGAGTGTTTCTGAGACTCAACAAAGAGTTTATGCAGGATTACTTGTAAATGGAATAAATCGCAATTTTTGTTACACTGGAAGCAAAGTTGAATACGTATCAATAAATGGAATTAGTGTTCCACTTACTCACAAAAAGGAAAAAGAAAAAATTGATAAAGAGCATTGTCGATTGGATGCTATCGAATTTATTGGAAAGAAAAATGCAACAAAACTTTCTGAACTTTTGACTAGTATCGAAGACGATACTCTTCAGGAAACAGTTCGTGAAGTGATTCTTGGTTTGAACACATATTATAATACATGGGGAAAACATTTTATATTTTCTTTATCTCAAGCTCTTCTTCAAGAATTTAGAACAAATTATAATGACAAAGCGTTACAAAAGTATACTTCTGATAAATTCGAAGAAATATGCGATATGGGAGAAGAAATTTTTTCCAAGACGACACCACCGGAACCCAGTCTTTTAAATAATCGTGCACAAACTCCTACACCAAACATGACCACAAATAATTCAACTACAACAAGAACTATCACTGTTCTTCCTGATGCGTTTCTAAGAGGAGGTGGGTGTTTTGCAAACTTGAAGCAAAAACTAAAAGTAATCTATGAAAATAGAATGGTGGATATGACCATCGAAGACATCATAAAGTATAGAAACGTAAAATTGCTGACAAACAATGGCTTTTCTGAAATAGAGTGTATTGTTTCAAACGAAACAAATAACAATACTGTTATAATGAATGTGGATGGAGTATACCTGACTGAGTGGCATCCGATTAGAATCAATAATGGAGAATGGGTATTTTCGAGAAATGTTGGAACACGTGTCGAAAGTGTACCTAGTCATACTTTCAACTTTGTCATGAAAAATAGGTCCAACATCATGGTGTATGGAAACACCAGTACCATTGAATATGCATCTCCTGGCCACTCCAAAACCACAAAGTGTTTGGATTCTATTTCATTTCATAAATATTGGGCAACAGAATTATACATAAACGATTTGAAAAAAAATAGCACGTTCCAAAAGGGATACGTGCTTGTTCCTTACATTGAAAAAGGAAACAATAGTTTATATACTAAATGCAATATTTTAGTAAAAACAATTTAAAATTCTTCTTCTTCTACTTCTTCTACTTCTCCTCCTAAAAATTCTGTAATAATACGAAGAACTTCCTTTACGAATTCAGTTGCGGGAATCAATTCTGTCAGCATTGGAACATCATCAACTTTTACTCCTTTTCTAGTTAGACTATTTTTTTCTTTTTTAAGTAGAGTATTGTACAACGCAACTCGTCTCTGTAAGTCTCCCGAGTTATCTGTAAAAGTTTTATCTCCAAATAAAGAGTTAAGCTTATTACCCAGTCTTGCCACTGATTCTTTAAGTAGTTCATCACTTGCATCTCCATCTAGTTCTGGAAATTCCGGTACATCAACTGGTGTTCTTCTTCTTGTTCTATTTCTTTCAAACGCTGCTTCCTGCCGTGGTGCGATGTATTCTTCAAAAGTTGTTTCTTCTTCCCTTGTCGGTGTTCTTGGTGTTACATCGGTTGATGCAACACTAAGTCTGCTTGGAGAAGATCTAGTTGCAAGAGAAAGAGATTTTGCTGGTTGAGGTGTTGGTGTACTTCTGTCCTTGGGTGTGTTTGCCAAAGACCAACGTTCTGCAGCTTTCGCGATTTTTGAGATGTCGTCATTTACAAATCTTACTTCTCCAGGAGGACCAGATGGTGCTTCGATGACCGGCATTTCTTCTTCTTCATATTCACCTTCTTCTGGTGCGCGATACTTGTCTTCGGGGAATGTAAAAACACCTCCATGAATAGTAGAATCTTTTCCATCGGTTCCTCTGAATGTAACATTCATGTTAAGAACATCGTGGGTTTGTATTTTACCAGTAACTTGGATAGGATCCACTCTTTCGTAACCTATATGATTGAATGAAGGACCAATAACCTTGACGCCTTCTGGAACATTGTTTTGTAACATTTGTTCCAATTTTTCAATAGATGCACCAACCTTGACATGAGGTTGTACTTTCTCGATTGCTCTGTAAAGTCCTGTCAAGTATAGATGCGCATGATCGTTTTTACCAACACACATTGCGACATCTGAGCACAATCCTTTACTCGATTGTAGTCCTGAACGGTACTGAATAAAGTTTCCTCTGTCTTCTTGTTGGAAAAAACATTTGTTTTTGTTGCGACTTGCGGTACCTCTGAATTTTTGTTCACCACTTCGAAGTTCTTCTTGTGTAAGAAGAGCTAGTTTAGACAATTCTCGTTTCTCTTCTTCCGATTTTTGTCTTCTAATGATGTGCATTATTTCTCCAGCATCTTTAGCGTGTGAAGGAATAGTTAATGGAATTGTATTTTCTCTTCGATCAACAAAAACGGATCTGTAACTTGCCATAAGATTTTCAACATTTTTGCGTTCTTTTAATGGGAGCGATAGTTTTTTTTCAACTTTCCCGGAACTACTCATTTCAATTATACTATAATTTCCAATGTTTTCGTTTTCCGAAACACATCTGTACGTAGGATCAACTTTATCTGGGAAACCTCTTATTACGAGAAGCATAAGTCTTGTTTTTGTATTAGTATATAAAAAAAAATAAATAAATTTAGCGAATTATTCTTCCACCAAGTTCACTGTAAATAGGAATTTGAGGGAGTTCCATCGAAGTTTGTGGACAGTTTCCTTTTTTAAATTTTTCAATTGAGCGTTTTCTGGTTTTAACATGTTCAGAATAATCAAATGCGTACTGTTTCGTTCTCTCTAGTACTATATTTTTTTCAAAACTGGGTTGTATCTTCAAAAACCAGTTGTCCATAGATTTATCATAGGATAATGTTACATCAAGTATTGTCGAAACAAAGTCTGCAAAGTCTTTTTTTTGGGGATAATACATAGGTTTTGAATATACTAAGTTATCAACTTGTGTATTATTTATAGTCTGACGATCTAAAAAACTATTCATTTATTTTATATTATATTTTATTTGTGGCAATTTTATCGGTCTTCCCTTTCCGGGTTCTGTGAAAAATGGTAATATGATAAAACTTAGTATGCAAGTGATTGATGAAAACATAAAATATAAAAATGATGAGTTGGAGAGTATAGGCAAATTCATATTTTTTATTTGGGTGATAGATGAACATGGTATATTTGTGTTACTTAAATGCGACAAAAGTCTACCTAGACAAACAAAATCACTCGTATCTCCGAAACTAATTGACTCTGAAAGACGTCTTCTTCTACTACTTGAAAATTGAAGTGTAATAATATCTTCAAATGTTCTATTTTCGAATTGTGTAGGTATATTTGTACTATTATTTATTATTTGATCAAACTCTTCGCTTGTAATAGTACCATTGAAATTTTCAACATTTTCAAGAACATTATTAATATAAATCTGTGTTGCGTTTACATCTTCTTGAGCTACATATAGTTCAGTATTTTCTCTAAAATTTTCCAACAGGTTTACAACATCAGTCACTTGTGCGGTTCCGTTTTCTGTTGTAATACTTTCTATTGTACTTACACTTGTTTCGTCGGACATAATACTGTATACAAACCTATTTTGTTCTTCCGTGTTGCTGTTACTTCCCGAAGTTGAAATCAGCTTTTGAAGCGTATTTTCGTATGTTTCAGTTTCAGAACCATTTAACAAACCGATCATTAGGTTTCTACTAGAATTTCTATTACATTGTGTCAACATATTACACGGAGTTATTGTTATGCCATTGTTTTCAACAATACAGTTTTCTTCAAGGTAAATTGAAGGATTTGAAAAAATGTTGTTTGATAAAGAATAAATATTCGAAGTAACAAACGCTGTGGGTAAAAATACACATCCTAACATCCATGAAAATGTGATAATAATTGTAAACAGTGAATAGAAACAAACTTTTCTCTTACATTTTTCAAAAACCGTAGACGTGAATAACAAAATCGGTATTAGTAATACTTGAAGAGATACAAGTACCAAACTGTAATAAATGTTTATGTACGATTTTACTGTTTCAATAATATCTAATATTTGATCAAGAGTATTTTTTAAATCTAATGTGGGGAAATCGAAACACTGTATACTTTCAAAAACTTTTAACAAATTTGAAAAGCTGTAAAAGTTTTCAATCAATATTCTTTGTGTATCACAAAGAATATTTTTAAACCCTAAAACAAAATTATAAGAGTATATAAACAGAAAGCATACGGAAGCTATTATAAATGAATTAAATATCAAAAAGATTAGAACATTCGTACTTCTGGGAAGTTCAAATTTAAGTCTATTAACAAATAAATATACAAATAGTGGTATTAAAACAATACCAAAAAGTGATATCAACATAGGTATTAAATAGTAAACATAATCGGTGATTAGAGATGTTGAAAAATTGTTTTCTATAACACTTATTAATATTTTATCTAGTTTTTCGGAAGAGTCATTTATTATAATATTTTCTGAAACAAGTAAAAAATTAGCGTTACAATTAGACATTCTTTAGAAATATATAATATTTTTTTTTTAAGAAGTATAAAATAATGAACTGTACAGAATTCGACTATTTATACGATGATATTGTTGCACATGTTTCTACAACCAGTCAGATATTTTGGATATCTACAGCGTCGTTTTCTTTTATATTTTGTATTTTAATGATTTGTGCAGGAGAAAAATTATTTCGTCCAGCCTCTGCTTTAATCGCGGGATTAGTGGGTTTGGTATTAGGTTATATGATAACTACTGAAATGGGAGATGTAAAATGTTACATAAAACTTATTGTTGCCAGTGTTTTTGCACTTGTGCTTTCTATTTCGGTATCATGTCTTCTCAAAGCTGGATTGTTTTTACTTGGAGGTGCCGCATTCGGAGCTGTTGCTCATTATTCATTCGAAATAATACCTGGAGATGTATTGCCAAATATATTTGCTTTCCAAAACAAAAATGGGTTGTACTGGATAGTGGTTGGTTGTTCTGGATTGATAGGTGCAATACTGTCTCTCGTATATAAGAAAAAGTTTATGAGACTAGCTACTTCTATGATAGGTGGCTCTGGTATATCTTTGTCTATTTATATATTATGTTTTGAAATATTAAATCCACCTATATACATTCATCCTGGTGTGCTCCTTGGAATAACTATAGTATTATCTATTTTTGGGTATTTATTTCAAAGACATTTATCTAAAAGACGTAATAATAAAAGTACAAACGGTATAAAAAAAGAAATTGAGGATATTAAAAATATTAACAAAAACAAAATAGATAAAAGGTATGTTGCGGAGTTGTTAAGACAGACACAAAGAGATGCTCAAATAGAAGCGCGTGAATCTGCTAGAATAGAAGTAATGCGTGAGATGCAAAGAAATAAATTCATTAAAAATAATAGAGTTATGGACCCTTAGGTTTTTTATTTTTTTTAATAAAATGGAAAAAAATCAAACTTGTGATAAACTAAGATTTATGCAAAAAGATTTTTGCAAAAAAAATCAGAATACAAATCTTTGTAAAGAGTTGGAAAATACAATAGAAAAAGAAGACTGCCCTAAATGTGAAGTGTTAAAAAACAATAGTTATAATATTAAAAACTATCCACAGAATGGTTGTGGTATAGGAATTTTTGTTGTAAAAGATTAAGTTTAATAACAGTTATTATTTGGTTCAAGTAGAGAAAATCTAGAGTTTAAAAACTCGACATTTTCAATTGTCATATAAGATCGTGTACTTGTATTCGTATTTGTTAAAAAGTATAAATCATAAGTTAACGATGTAAGTTGTTCGTTTATAAAACTAAAATAGTTGTTATTATTACCATCTACAAAATGACGATTTGCGTAAACAGAACTGTTTATATTTTTTAGTGCTAGTGTTAAATAATTTTCACTATTTCTATCTATTGAGTTACCAACAATGTCATAAAATCCTTTTACTCTTATATACGTTGTACCTGGTGGTATAAAAAACGTATCCGTTTTTAGTTGGATTTCACCAGGAGTATACCAGGTTTTTATACAACAACTCCAAGAGTCACTTTTCTTTAAAGACACATGTGTGTAAAAACAATCTTTAATACATTTATAATAAACAAGTTGGAAGTTGTTAAAAGATTCCCACATGTTGCTAGAATTTACAGAACAATAACATTGATCGGTAATACTATTACAATTAGAAGAAAATGATATTGCCCTATTTGAAAGTGCCATATCTTCACATTGTTTATTTGTTGATGCATTTATTCCTAACATGTCTTCTCGTAGTATATTATTATAAAATGAAATAAATTTGTCACTATGCACAGGAGTAGGGAGTGTATTTGGGAACACCCAATACCGGTTCCATTCTGAAAAATTATTAAAAAAACTTGAACTATCTTCATTGATATTGGTCCACCCAGTTGGGAATGAATTTGAAGTATGCTCACTCATATTGTAAATAATACAACTTTCTGTATAGTTGCATCTTGTGCCACAATCACCACAATCAGAACCGTAAGTGCAATAATCAAACTCAGCGCCTATACCACCGTCATCACAATAACCATCATCAATATATAAACAATTGCTTTTATTATTTTTACACACAAAGTTTCCACCTTCACAGTAAATTTGTGGAGGCGGACTTGGAGGAGTGTATTGTTTTACACAAGAACCTCTTCCACAATCTAGACAGTCTGTTCCTGGATCACAATTCCTATTCGTAACACTATAAAAACTGTCACCTACAGTTCTCAAAGTATTACAGTAAGACGCGTCGTTTGTTCGTTCTGCATTTCTATTTATTTCGTCACAACACTGATCATTTGTTACACTTATATTCGATTTTCCATTACTTATATATCCTGTATTTAAAGAATCAAAAGTTTCAACATTTAGGAGACATGTGTTTTCACATTTATAAATTTCTCCGATTGCACAACCTTGTGATGGTGGTGGTGAGAATGTTGAGAGAGGAATAGGTGGATTAAGAGGTGGAGAAGTAGGAAGAGGAGGAGAAAATGGTGGAGGAGGAGAAAATGGTGGAGGAGGAGAAAAACTCTCACAACGAGGTCCACAGTCTGCACAATCGGAACCTATCAAACAACTAGTATTGCTGTCTGAATATAATGATCTTGGTCCACCGTCTTGACATATTCCGTTGTTACTACTTGCTTTTTTGTATTCAAAATAATTGGGATACGGGAAATTATATTCTAATTGTTCATCACAAGTATTTTGACATATAGTACTAGAAGGACAATTTTCATATAATTCCGCATTCAGAGATACATTTATATTTACAGTAAAGTTTGTGAAACAAAATGCTTTTAGATTCAAGTTTTGATTGTTTTGAAAACTGAAAAATCGTTCGTTTTGGTTAAAACCGATACTTTTAAATACTGATACAGTATTTGGACTTCCTATGATTGTTTCATCAATAATTTCAAAGCTTTTACCTTTTCTTAGTTCAGTTATCAGTCTTTTTACTCTATTTATTTGAATTTCGAACGGTGTTGGTGGAAGGAAAATATTAGTTGTTTCCAAATAGTACAAAACGTTGTCGTCAACATCGTCAGGCCGATTCGTTATCGGTGGAAGGCACGAGTAAATAGAGTTTAAGTTATATCCAGAAATATACGTTTTATTAATATTAGATAATACAAACATTTTATTTAGAATATCAGACTTATATGGACATGCAATACCTGAATACATTGTTTCACAATAATTGGCTGCATCTTCAAATGTTTGAAACGTATCGTTTGTAAGTATTATATCAAATCCAGTATTATTTGTATCTATTTGAGAACTAGGAGAAGGTGGTGGTGGTGAGGGCGGTGGTGGAGAAGGTGGTGGCGGTGAAGGAGGTGGTGGACTTGGTGATGGTATTTGTGGTGGCGATGGTATTTGTGGTGGTTGCGGCGGAAAAAATGGAGGAAAACTCGGATAAATGCCCGGTTGTGGTGAAAAGTTTGAAAAGAATGCCAAATAGACAATTCCTACAGAACTGGGTATTAATAAAGCTGGAATCGTACGCCTTACCGTTGGAAAAAATGTTTTCCTTATTCTTGTAAAAAAACTTTCAACTTGATTGTTTGGATTCGTGTATACAATATTTTTAAATTTTCTAATATCAGAACTCATTTATAGATAAAAATTTTATTTTATAGATATTGTTATATTTATAATTATTGTTGTTTTTAATGTATATATCTATACTTTTTTTTAAGTCATAAAAAAAACGGATTTGTGTTATAAAATGGAGGAATACAATGAGACCCACAACAGTGACTGTTCAATATGTTTTAACACTACTAATAATGTAGTGGCGCCGTGTAGACACACTATTTGTGAATCGTGTATGAATAAATGGTACAAGAGGAAACAATGTCTAAAGTGCCCTGTTTGTCGTCAAACTTTGCATTCTTTTACCGAAAACATGATTCACGACGCAGATTTGATAATGTTTTGTGGTGAAAATAATCATTATGGACTAACTTTGAAATCATGTGCAGAAGGTGTTGAGGTTGTGGATGTCAATAAAAAAGATTGTGCATATAACTCAGGACTGAAAAAAAAAACAAAGATTACACACATTAACGGAATACCTGTTAACAATCATGAAAACGCGATAAAAATACTAGATTCTACAAGATTACACAAATGCTCAGTTTACATGAATATTATTAAGGATAAAAAACGTATATTATTCTTCGATAAATACTTCCGCTTCAAACCATGGTGAATTTTCATCATCGTTAAGAAGAATGTAATCGCTCGGTATATAAACGAAGCCAGGATTTTGTGGATCACCTACCCACTTTTCCGTTTTTACTTTACAATTATTTCCAGTGGTTGTCACACAAGACATATCGTCTGGAAAAGAAACGGGAACTTCTTTTTCTCCCCATGAGTTTCTTGCAATCCAATATTTTTTCCCGTGTTTATATATCCATCCTACGACACTCACTGCATGGTTGGCTTTCATAACTTTTGTTCCGTCTACAAAACCGTTTTTATCTATATTTTTTAACAACGCACCCGATATGGAGAGGACTACCGGTCCATGATTTAGTATTCTTTCTTCCACATTCCTTGTAGGAACAATTCTTTTAGAATTTTTGACAGTTATTTTAATGTTTGTTTCTTTGACATGGTCAATTTCTCTTGGATGTCCAAACCATTCTTCGTTTTTAGAAAATATAAGAGGACATTTTTGAGTTTCTATCGCGTTCAACAAGTTAAGTGGTATACCACCTTTACATGCATTCCATCCTCTGCTATACGGTGCTTTGTACAATTGATAATGATCGAGCATAGATTGAAGATCAAATACTAACCACGGAAACATTCTTGTTTTATTTTTTTTCCCCAATTTTACATGAATTCTGTCTTGAATCATTTGTAAAACAGATACCATGTAACAGCACCCACACCATGATGACTTGTGTTGGTTTATAGGTAGGCTTGTATAACATCCAGAACTTATTTCGATTCCACTTATTTTTCTATATTCGTTTGAATCTACTTTTTGCCACGTAAAGTTTTGTTGTTCTAGTAAATGAACATTCATTGATTTTACATATTTTGAATTATGATAAAATGTTTTTTTTCGTTTTCTTGATAAAATATACAGCAATGTTATAATAATAATAATAGTATAATTAATACACATTTTATAGAACAAATATAATTTTAAACAATACTTTATTTTGGATAAATGTTTTTATGACGACAGTAAAAACAATAAGCGCAATTTTTTAAAAAACATACACTTATCTTATGTTCTCCTATCCATAAATGGCATTTTTTGCAATATTTTTTATCCAGATATTTCATTATGATATCATTAAAAACATCGTCGCATATCAAGTTATTTTTTTTTGAATAAAGTTCAAATATTTTTATTGGTGATTCCATTTATAAAATGAATCACAAAAAGAATTATTATAACATTATTAAAATTAAACATACAAATCAAGTGGAGCATTTGATGGAGACATTTCCACAACTTCTTCATCGAGTAGCATCCCACCAGTGTAAGGTTGCATTGCCACCTTGTAAACTGCAGACGCGAATTCATCAGGATTTCTTCCATTTGTAAACGCATTCTTAGAAAATCCTTTTTCCTCTAATAGTTTTGTGGCCGATGTTGCAATTGTTCTTTTGGGCCATAATGTGTTTGCTCTTACTTTATTTGAAACTCCAATTGTTGCAAGTGTCATCGAGTATTTTGAAATTGTATAAGATGGGGTATTTCCGATCCAATCTACATTTTCTAAATTTATAGGTGGTGAAATAGTTACAATACTTCCATCATTTTCTTCAAGAGATTCTAGACACTTTTCTATACAAATCATAGTTGCACGTGCATTAATGTTGTGTACAATGTCCCTTTCTTTTAAAGAAGGATTCTGGTTCAACATTAACATAGAAGCATTGTTTACAAGTACGTCTACTCCGCCCATTCTTTTTAAAACGCTATCAACTGTTTTTTCTAGCTCTTTACCATTTTTAATATTGCACTGGAAAGGGTATGCGGTGCTTCCTTTTTTCTCTACTTGGTCAGCAACATCTAACAGTGATCCTTTTAATTTTGAATGGGAAGGTGTGTCTAGACTTCTTGCCAAAAGTGCAATTTGACAGTTTGCTTTAGAAGCAAAAAAATTAGCAATGGATGCACCTATTCCTCTGGACGCACCGGTGATAAGTACTCTCATTTTTCTTTTAAAAAAAATTATCGAAAACTGATTAATTATTTTTTTTTTCCAACGCAAGAAAAAATGAGATACTTTATAGATTTTAGATCTTCAGGAAAACGACCTATTGAAAAAGAAGAGGAATTGGAAGAAAAAGAAGAAGAAATCGAAACTATTTTCGAAAAAAGAATGAAGTATTTGGAAAAAAGAAAAAGTCCATCACCATCAAAACGTCTCAGTAGACTTGCTAAAAGTCCTTCTTCAAGATCTAGAGCTGAAAACAGAAACAAGATATGTTATCAATATGCTGCTATACATTTGTTTGAAAACTTTATAGACATTATGGGATATAATCATGAAGAATTTATGGAAAAACTAAATCTTGATTTGGTAGACGAAAAATATATGGAATCGTTCCAAAAACCTATATATTTAAAATTATACCACGACCCTGATGAGGTTTTGTATGAAGGTATAAGTTCGGTTCCATTTAATGATAATGATGATGAATATTTAGTCGTAAAATCAAATTTAAAAGAAATACATGAAAACGCCATAACTATTTATTATTATCATCCGAACGATTCTACAAAAGAAATAAAATATATGACAATAAAACGTGAAGATGATAATGAACATATTTTTGAAGAATTATTACGGGTGGGATCTGCTTACGACTACATCGATAGCATATTAGATGTTCTTTCCGAAGCAAATTTAATACACTACAATATTGTTCTATCAAGAGAAGAAGATAAACAAAATACAACCAATAAATTAGGAACCTTACTAAGTGTAGTTACACGTGTTAACAAAAGAAGACATGTACTTTCTATTGTAAGTGTAAATGAACACGAACACAATCTCGTTGATAATAATGAAAAGTATACTTTTTCAACGATTGAAGACTTGCGAACACACATAAATAAAGATTATGATATAGTAAATGTGCAAGATGTCTATATAGTGGAAATAGATATGGATGATATTGATTAACTTTTATAAAGTCTTTTATAGTTTTCTTGTGCAAGTTTAGTTTTTACACTTACAAGTTCTTTTAACAATGCTTTGTTTTCATTTGTTAGAAACTTTAAAGTAGTGCAAAACGTATCTTTGTATCTCATATACTCCTTCCATCTTGTCAAAATTTTTGTTTTATTGGATATCTCATCTATAATCATTGTATTAGAAACAATTTTCCAGTAATTGAAATAACCCGTAACTAGTAAAAAAACAGATGTATTTAAAACTTTTGATATGATATTTGTTTTAAAGATTTTTTCTAATTCATTCATTTCTTTTTGTTTTTCAGATAATTGATCCCAAATTCTATTTATTATTTTGTCTTTGGGTTGACACTGAACAAGTCTTAGTTTTACACTATCTTTTTCTATAGTTGTTTCAGCTTTCACAACTACTTTTTCTTTGGTTTTAAGTGGTTTTTCCCACGATACTTGATCAGTTTTTACATTCCAATAGTAAATACGTCCGTATTCATCTTCTATTTCTTCCCACATTTTTTTTAAGTTTTATAATTTATGTACAAGTGTAAATTTAACGATTTTATTACACTTTCTATAATACGTACTTATATAAATATATTTATTTTGGCGTAGATCAAACAGTCGTGTAAATCAAATGCCCCCACGACGGTTACTGCATGTATATTGTAAACGATATATCATTTCTCGTGTTGTATTTACTTTTGGCTCTGTTGATACCGGAGTCATCGACGACCCAATAACTCTGTTTTCGATTGCTTCCAATATACAAGTTGATGAAGATACTATTGCAATCGCTCTTACTAATATCGACGAAAACAATGACGTTTACGTACTTTTAATTCCCCTTAAAATCGCAGTTGATATAAAAAAAGAAGCAGAACAATATAAAAAAGACAATATTTGTTTTCATTATATTGACAATATGCATAAAAATTTTATAGTTACATACGTAGAACCTAATTTTTCATGGAAAGTTTTAGGTCCTTCCTCTACAACTATCTCATCATACTTGTTTGATTATTTGGTGGAACCTTCCTCGAAAAAAAATGTTCTCCACAATTTGGATAGTATTTCGCAAATAAAAACTTAAAAATCGTGGAAGTATTTCCATTTTATGATGGCCATGTGTTCACTTTATGTGGGTCTACATGTACAAGATCTGTCATCTCTAAAACTACAGCGGTGTTCTTCATCAAGAAGAAAAACATTCTTAGCATGTTCAAAGCATTGTTGTTCAACATCACAGTCGTCGTGTATAATACAATACTTATCACTATGTGCAGAAAATTGCGAATCGCTCATATAAGACATGCATCGTCGGTATCGTTCGGCGCCCTGACGGCGATCGTAGTTGTGCAGAAGATACTTACAATCTTTGTGAGTAAAAGCTTTCTTTAACATACGTTCAACATTAGGCAGTTCACTTGTTTTGGCATACAGACTAAGATCGGGCAGTTCACTTGTTTTGGCATACAGACTAAGATCGGGCAGTTCACTTGTTTTCACATACTTTGTAAAATCGGGAAGTTCATTTGTTTTCACATACTTTGTAAAATCGGGAAGTTCATTTGTTTTCGCATACTTTGTAAAATCGGGAAGTTCATTTGTTTTCGCATACTTTGTAAAATCGGGAAGTTCGCTCTTTGACACATAATTATTAACGGTTTCTGACATTTCATCTTTGGTTACATATATTCTTAAATCCGGAGTAAAAAATGGATTTGAAGTATAAGGCATTTAATATATAACTACAAAAAAATTATGCAAAGTTATTTTGGAAAGCTTTTGTTTTAAAATAATAAAATGAAAGTAGCTGTAAAAAATAACCCGAAACTTTGGGAAACCTCAAAAAAATATGACAAATAAAATAGTTTAGATATAAATTCAAAATATATTTTGTGTAATATATTAAAATATAAATAATAGATTTATTTATGGTTACATCTAATCATTAAATATTAAAATGTTTGTAACTCTCCATGTAGCACTTAAAATAAATGAAAAGAGAAGACTTACAATTTGTTGATTGCTACAGTTAAACCCATCATTCAGTATAGCGATTGTTGTCCACCACGCCACATATGTACCAACTACATTCATTGTTATAACTACAAAATAATCATGTCGTTTTTGCGCGATATTTTCTACCCAAACCAACAATATCCATATAGGGTAACAGAAAAACGCAACCCTTAGTTGTGATGCTGTAAAATTTATATTGCAAAATCCTTTTATATTTAGCTTGTTAAATCTAAGTATATCTCTTCCGAAATATATTATAGCTAAAAATGTTATGGGCAATATAGCAAGTCTTTCATTCTCAGTTGTCATTTGTTAATGTAAATAAATATTTTTATCTTCTTTGATACTGAAGTTTTTTTAGACTATGTAGCGTTTTAATGGTACCTTTTCTTGTAGATTTTTCACGATTCAAAGTAAATTTTTTATTTCTAATTATATTGTTATTATTAGAATTTCTCAAATCATATCCGTGACTACTTGATTTTTTACTGTTTATACTTTTATAAGTACACGTTTCTTCATTAAAAGATTCCACATCAATTGTCCATTGAGCTATTCTTACTACTTTTTTAGTTCCACTTATCATAACAACACTTCCATTCTCTAGAGGAACAATAACTCTCTGTGGTGCCAGTGTACAAATGACGGAAGGTAACAAAACACCTTTTAGTTCAAGTACTATAGCATCATTTGATATAACAAAAGTGTTGGATTTTGTACCTTCTACTTTTGAGTCAATCGCATATTGTGATATGTTAGCTATTATCTCATCACCATTTTCTTCATTTTTTACGGATTCATCTTTTACAGATTCATCTTTTACGGATTCATCTTTTACGGATTCATCTTTTACAGATTCATATTTGCTGTTTTCATTAGTTTCTAGTTGTAGTTTATTTGTTGATTTTTGATGGTCAACAGCTTCTTGAAGCCATGATGGTTCGTCTTCTTCATTCATATCTTCATTCATAGATTCCCTTCTTTTTAATATTATCTCATTAATACTTGTATTTTGTTCTATAATTTGTGGAGGTAAGTCTTCTTCTTCTTCTTCTTCTTCTCCTTCTTCTCCTTCTTCTCTTCCTTCTTCTTCACCTCCTTCTTCTTCTCCTTTTTTATCTAAACTAGAGAACAAGTTAATTATATCTGCTCTTTTACTTACGTCAATTTCGTTTTTTGTGTACACAAAATCAACTGGTGAAACTGTACCACTTATCTCTATTCCATTCATTAGTACAATAGTGTCTACATCGTTTTCTATTTTTTCGCAAATACTTTTTAAATTTTTTATAGCAAGTATTTTTGCTGCAATGTCCATTTCATTAGAATAGTCATCAGGTAAACATTGTATAGAACCTGGTGGTACAAATGAATCATCATTTTCTATTTCTAGCTGTTTCATATTCGAAAAATAACTATCTGTAACTTGTTTTTTCAACCACACTGGCCATTTCTGAATAATGACAATCTTCATCTCTTTTAAAAAAAAAAATATAATTTTATTTAAAAATAAACATTTACTCGTTAAGATCATCTACATTATTTTTTATTCGTTCAGCCAATTCTTTTTTGTTTCCAACATTCGAAAGATTTTGTTTTGTGCACATTTCTCTCAATTGTTTTAGAGAATATCTTCGTGTATAATCTTCAACCGATAAATTTTCACTTTCATCAACACCCGTAACGATTGTTATTTCTGTATTCTCACAGTGGTTATCGTCGCAGCATGAAAAGTCTTCTGAATTTGTTACGTCACAATCTTTTTCACATGGCATCAATGCAGGAATAAGTGATACAGGAGTTTCCATTTTTATTATTGCGTTCAAAAATTTTTTTTTACTTGAACGTATAATACAGAGGTTGAAAAAAAATTTGTATACAAGATTTAAAAGAATGAGCGAAACTGACAAAATTTGGTCACAACTCAACAAAAAGTATGGAAGCACAGCAACTTACAGAAGTTCATTTTTACCAGAAAGAGAAACAATCACAAAAGTGCTAGGATTGTTGGCATTGCTCATGTGTGCAAAAGCGTTGTACGACAAGTATCAGGAATTCGAATCCAATGGTGAAGATATGTCTGAAATGTTAGGTGATACTTCTTTAGAAGCAATCTTAAAATCAAGTATTTTTGGGTTTGTATTTGTATGTGTTTTGAAAGCACTTTCGGAAAAAGTTGTAACTTTAACTGAAGATGTCAAAACAAAAATAGAAAACGCTACACCTATCAGTAACCTACCAATACCAACAACAAGCATGCCATTGATTGCCGCTCTATTGGTCGGTGAAGCTGCAGAACTTGTTCTCGACGCCCAATTCTCGGACGATGTTGGTACATTCAACTTGGGTCATTTGACGGGTATACTATCGGGTATTGCTGTGTGTGGCTTCCTTGATATCTAAGTTTAAAACAAACTTATGAATTATAATATTTATTTTCACTTTTCTAATATTTTTTTTGATTGTTTTGCTTCATTAACATTTACTGTGCTTTCTGCCAAACCTTCTATTTTTTTTTATAATTTAAAGTTATAATAAAATGAATGAGTTGTACTCACAAAACTTCCCTGCCACTGTAAACAAAGGATATTCACAAAACTTCCCTGCTACTGTAAACAAAGGATATTCACAAAACTTCCCTGCCACTGTAAACAAAGGATATTCACAAAACTTCCCGCCTAATAAAAAAGGGTATTATCAAAATGATTCTATGTATTCTGATATAAAAAAAAACTTACCCTCAAATGAAACTGTATCAAATATACTGGATACAGCGTCTGATGCTGTTTGTTATGTAAATGCTTTTTACAGTGGTTTAGTTGCAATTGGACTTTTAGTAGTAACACTTTTGATAGCTTATTTTACAAGTGGAGCCGAGAATCTTGACGATATAACAGGTATTATAGAAGAAGTTGAGGATTCTCATGTAATGGAAGATGTTACTGTTGATAAAATCGAGGCGGATCGTTGGAACTCACTAGGAACTGCATTACCTGGTACTGCAAAGACAATGTCTGATCACATTGAAAGAAAGCGCCCAGATGGATCTGTACAACATATTACAAAGTACAGATGTAATGGTCCTACGCTAGAATATGTAAAAGAAGACGGAAAAAAAGATACATTGCCTTGTGGTGAAAGAAGTGGTGAATGTTCCACATCAACAGCATATGTGAGTACCTTTAAAAATGGAAAAAGAAATTGCGTGTTTCACACACCCAATATTCATTGCACAATAAACAATAGTAAAACTCCTTGTCACTATAAGGAATTCTGTCCCAAGTTGGGCAGTACCATAAAAATGGCAAGATCTCTCAAAGACAATTCTTTCTCGTGCTTGCAGGGAAATTGGAATAGCTGCAATGTTAAAATAAGTTATGTTTCACCATCGGGAAAAGAACGTGAACAAGCATTTACGATTCCCATGAATAAACCAGGGAAAAATTCGTACAAAAAAGGTTCTGAAATACCAGTATATTATTCAAATAAAAATAGGAAAATATCACTTTCGGATTCGAATATGGCGTCTGTTGCAAGTTCTTTTGTATCTTTGTTTGGATTCATCACATTTATTGCCACGTTGAACTCTTTGAGTTATCTTAATAAAACAATATGTATGATGCGCATTGGGCTTCGTGTCGCTGACAATTTGGATGACAAACTTGGACTTGATATTATATAAAGACTTAGACTTTTAAAATAGTTACATCCATGACCCAGACATAACTTCTTTTAATTTCAAAAGCTCTTGACTCTTTTTAGAAGTTGGAAGTAAAAAATCTATTAAAGAATGCACATCGTATGAAGAGTTCATCAAGTCTTTTTGGGCCGTTGTAATATCCCGTATACACTAAGGAGGTAATCCTTCTTCGTCTTCACTGTCTTCTTCAATTTGTTGACTTCTACTCGGAACAGAAGTTCTACGAGGACCTCGATTGTCGTATATTTTTTTGCTCATTTTTTGTTTAAAATGATACATTCCCATAGACGCCACAAGAGAAGCAGTTATGTCAAGTTCCGGACTACTTGTTCCCGTTCGTCTCCAGTACTTTCTGTAAATTCTTGACAAGTTTGCATCATGTTTCCCTAAATCTTTACACACTTCAGAAGACCATCCTTCTAAATCTAACAAGCCAATTCGGTTGTTTAACATTTCGATTCCTGTACACACAAAACGCAACCCATCTCTCATTGTCTGTACATTTGCCATTTCATCCATGTGTAAAGTGTGTCTTCTTATTTCAAGAGTCATATCTTCCAATTTATCATGAATACTCCACTCTTTAGAAAGTTGTATTCCTTGAAGTTTAAGCCTTTGTAAATCAAGCAATAAAGACTGTTTTTCAAGTGTTTCGGACTCTATGTCTCGTGTAGTTTCTTCCGCTTCTCTCAAAAAATGTTCTGGATATTCTGTGCGTGATATGTTTGGAGGTTTGAACATATTATCAGTATCCAAATTTTCACTTTCTTCGTCATCTGATCTATACCTTTCATGTCTTTGTCTATCTTCATCATCCGAAGACTCTTCAGATCTCGACTTCCTTGATCTTCTAGAGTGTTCGGAACCTGAACGCTCAGATCTCCTTGATCTATCTGAATCACGTGATCCAGTACTTCTTCTATCTTCTTCTATTCTTGGTAATGTACTTTCATTTTTTTCTTTTGCTAAAGCGGAATCTACTTTTGAAGGATTCGCTAGTGTTGCAAACACCATAAGAGCGGCATCTGAAGGTGCTTCCGAAGCAACATCGCTTGACATTTTTTGTAAACATATTTTATTTTACATTTAAACTGACCGCAAAATATTTTTTTACGTTTAGCGTTTTTACAGATACATTTTATGGAATCAGTGACTTGGTTTCTTCGATTACTTTTTTGACGTCAGCAATGTCGGGTTTTCCATCTTTGCTCATCACCGCAAGAACATGAAGTGCCCATTGTGTATTGAATGTTTGATCTCGAAGATGAGTATTTTTCTTAAACTCTGGGATAAGATTGTGTCGCATTGCTCTCGCTACAATTTGATTTCCCTTCTTCACTTGATCACGAGTTGCAGGCATCGTTGAAGGAGGGACTTTGTTGTGCGCGGGGGGTGAGACTCTGAGACTCTGTTAGTCGAACTGTTTGATTCATATTTGTTTCACTGAAGTCGGCAATGGACAGATCAATAATTAATAACTATAAAATTTGTTATAATAAAAACATGGAAACACATTCCATATTTTTCATATGTAAATTTTTTTTAGAGTTATTAAAAATGTTGGAAGATATACTTGTTATTTTGATTATTGCGTTACTTGTAAAAAACTTGAACATTGTGACTGGAGTTTTATGCTTGATAGTAGCTTATAATTATATAAATGACAAACTAAACACTAAACTGAAATTTCACATTGTGAATGATGAACATGGAATGAATGAATCTATAATTTTAGAAGCGAAACTAAATAACAAATATAATACATTGTTTATGCTGGATACAGGTTATGCGGGACCTCCAGTATTATCATCTACTTATCTTTCTATACAAAACAAATGTGTGTATGGAACTATTTTGCAAAGATACAGATCATCACTCAAATATATTAAACAAGGAGTTACGGATGATGAACGTCATCACGCAATAGATTTATTATTACAGGACGGTAGGTGTCAAGCATTTACATCTGGTTGTACAATGAAACTGGTGGGTATAGGAAGTGTTGTAGAGCAACAAGCTGATATGTTGTTGTGCCCTATGGTTTCTTTTAAAAATTGTTTTGGTTTTTTTGTAAAGACGAAAAACTCATACAAAGTAGATGCTGATGTATTAGTTACAAATCCACTTCCATCAAGTGTCAATATTCTTACGTGTGATTATCTCACTCATTCACTCCCTACTATGATAGACATGTACAACCAAAACTTGTGCTTAAATATGAGTAATCTTCAAACAATGTCGGTAGAAGGAACATTTTCAAAAGTTCCAATAAAGTTGGTGGGTGGCGCGTTTGTTGTTCCTATAAAAATAGGTGATATAGAAGTAGAAGTTACTGTTGACACAGGTGCTCCTGGTCCTGTTTGTTTAGGTAAGAATGCTGCATCTAAACTGGAAAAATATTGGAAAGGAGAAACACCAAGGAAAATATTACAAAAAGGTGTAAATGGAGAAGAAATTTGTTCCGACATTCTATTTTCTTCTTTAGATATCGCAGGAATAGAGTTTGAAGAAGTAGGAGTTTTTTTAAACAATAAGAATGTAGAAGATGTTGATGGATATATAGGTTTAGGCGTTTTAAAAGCACTTGATATACTGATGCTTTCGACAAGCATAGGTTTTAGAAAATCGGGAATCCCACCCAGAACAGATTTTAGTTTTGCTTCCAAAGGTGAATGTAGTAAATAATAAACTTTTTAATAGAAGAAACTAGATCATGTGGCTTTCAAAAAGTTTCAGGCACTGGTCGTTTTAATTTCCAATGGAAGTTCGGCGGGAAGAAGTTTCAACATAGCTTCTGAATCGTGATGAATGTATAGTTCCGACGGTATTCCACAAGGTCTCTCATTTTTTGTACTCTAAGACTTTGTAAATCGCGTAAATTTTTTGTGTGAAATGATTGATCCTACAACATCTGTTCACGACAGTGCCTCATGCAAAAAAAATACAGTAAATAATTTAAGTAAAATAATAGGAGAAGACATGTACTTAGTTGTAGGGTATAGTGACAATTCCTCATCAACATATAAAGAAATGAAATTGTTTGGACTTTACAACAGTTCGTGGGCTGCAAAACAAAGGATTTATAACATAACTGGAAAACAATCTGAAAACTTGTGTCGAGGAAACTACTTTTGTTGCTGGATAAATAAAATAAATATGGGAGAATTTTATAAATCTCCAAACTCTGGTGCTTATGATACTTATTAGTATTATTAAATTACTTTTTTATTGTAAACTCCCTCACACCATATTCAGTTTTAATTTTATTGTCAATATCGTGTGCGAGTAATAAAGCAGTTGACCTCTGTCTGGTACGTTTTCCCTCTTTTCTCATTTCTTGTATTTTCTTTTTAAAAAACTTATAGTTCCATTCATTATCAGCATTCGCATTTATAATTACATAAAACCATTCCTTTAAACCTCTTTTGTCGTTAACAACTATTATAAGATTATTTCTTGACATTTTTTTTGTTATGTAAATATAAAGATGTCGCACATAAATTCTGATTCAATAAACGCAGACGTTGTAATGATTGGGAGTCACTACAGCGAACATTATGAAGATTCTAATAATGCATTAGAAACACCTAGCACAGAATATATTGAAGACATGCTAAATTTTTTAGACAAACAAAGGGAAATAATTTTGGAAAGTTACAACAATATTTTTAAAAATCAAAAGTTTATTGAAAAAAAACCTCCTACATTGATTTATGAAATAAATATCCCGGACCAACCTATAATAATATATAAATCTTGCGGTATTTGTGCACTTGTATTATTATTTTTACTTGCGACATTATGTTCTACATTTTTATTTTCAATATGCAAAAAAAATAAAAAAAATGTTAACGTTATTACAACAGAGCCTTTAACTATAAAGCCAGTTGAAATAAATAAGAGTTATGTTTAACTCAATGCAGCATTTTTATCACATTCATTCCATAGTTTTCCAATGTAAACGTACAGATCTGAAGAAATGTAGTAAGTACCTACAACATTTACTTGGTATTTTTCGTCAGGTGTTTTATTTAAAAAAGGATTCTCAGTATTGTTGTTAATATACGATACTAAATCAAAAAGACTATGTTCTTCCATATAACCATTAAGCTTGTTATAAAGTTTAACTCTTACAGCGTTCTTAGCCCATATTTTTTTACCATGATGTGTGCTTTCACCTTTCATTTTTGCAATGGTGACAACAGCTTGAGCCTTTTTGTTAAGGTTAGCGATCCACCATTCTGCATACTTTTTATTATTTTCACCAACTTTACTGTTTTGTTCTTCTTGATCGCTCCAAAGTTTTGTCTTGGGAGCGTAATTCGTATTCTTTTCGGTTGTTGTCTTTTCTGTGGAAGTCATTTTCTTTTTTTTAAAAAGAAGTTAAAAAAATCTGATTTGACAAACGTATTTAAAAATAAAAATAATTAAAAAATGGAAAAA